CTCCCCTTGGTTTAGGGAAGCCGCTAGCAGTGCATACACCATACACACACACAGAACGTGTGTGCGTATATATCCAGAGGAGGCTCCTCAGGCCTATGACGATTACCACTAGATCCCGCATCTGGGATACTCTCAGATGCGTGGGCGTAATCCGTGAGGATTACTTACCCTTTGGTTCTTCTCCCGGCGGATTTAAACAAATTTATGATCCGCAACATGGGAGTGGTCAATCGCTCATAGGGACACAGACTACTGTGTCGGAGGGTCATTCGTGGTCGTCTCGTTCAAGAGGCGGTTTCACGTCTGACATCGGTGGTGATTTTAGTACCACTCGATCTTACTTCGAAGGTGCTGTCACTTCGGTGAAAGCTAGGAGTTCTACTATCTATGGTCCGTCCGGAAAACAGAAATGGATCCGGACTTATCATGGACCAGTAGTTCCTATCATCAGCGGTAAGCCAAGTATCCCTACTAACGGTAGTAAGGACTGGTTTCCAGCATCAATTCGCTCGAGTAATTCGGCGATTGATGTACTTGGCGCCACTGCAGTATCTCGTAGTAAGCCAACCAACTCAGCTGCTAGTGTCTCCGTAGCGCTAGGTGAACTTCTCCATGACGGTTTACCGTCATTGATTGGTTCCCATGCGTGGAAGGACCGGGCAAACGCCGCGAAAGCGGCGGGAGATGAATATCTCAATGCCCAGTTCGGCTGGGCGCCCTTAATTGGTGACATTTCTAAAGTCGCCAGTTATATTGCTGACTCTCACGATGCTGTAGAACAGCTTCGTAGAGACAGTGGGCGCTTCGTCCGTAGACACTACCAGTTCCCTGAGGAACGCAGTTACTCGGAAACTCAGGGCACCTCGAGCGGCGTTATGCCGATCTTGGGCTCTGAGTACCGCGCTAACACGTGGAGCTCGATTACGGTGCGGGTGGAGACCCACATCCAGCGATGGTTCTCTGGTGCTTTTAAGTACTTTCTCCCGGATTCCCTTAAAGGAATGTCGGGTTTGAGTGACTTGAGAGCACAGGCCGATAGATTAGGCCTAACCATCACTCCAGATACTCTCTGGAATCTAGCTCCATGGTCCTGGGCCGTTGACTGGTTTTCAAATACTGGAGATGTTATCTCCAATATCACTGATTCCCAGAAATATGGTCTGATTATGCCGTACGGGTATATGATGGAACATTCCATCGTTAAATATACTTACGCACCCAACAACTGGTTGCTTAACGCACCCTTTGGTGGGACTGTTCCTCCCATTACTTTCGTTACAGAGAGTAAAGTGAGGCGCAGGGCTAATCCCTTTGGATTCGGACTGACTGATGCGAATTTAGATTCGTTTCAGTTGTCCATTCTAGCTGCTCTTGGCTTGTCCAGGAGTCGTTAGAACAGTATTCACTGTTCAACCACACTGGGCCGGAAGGCCCATTAAGGAGCACGCCTATGGCGCTATCAGATCCCCAGTCCGTAACAATCAGCGGAACCGCTATTTCCCTGCCCAGAACTGTTTCTGGTGCCGGGAATAGCGAATATACTTCCGCTGATGGACTGGTCAAACTCTCGCTTTCGAGTGCCTATGGCAATCGAACGCGTAGAGTTGTCAGGCTAGACCATGCCAAGGTGTCACCGGATGTGTTTATCCCAACGACGAATGTCAAGGTTTCCATGTCTAATTATATGGTCTTTGACATTCCGCCTGCGGGTTACACAAACGCTGATGCCCTTGCCGTTTATGCAGGGTTTAAAACCCTGTTCACGGCTGGCAGCGACCTGGTAATCACCAAGTTGCTCGGTGGTGAGTCCTAGCGGACCACCACCGAGACTCCCCCATACGGAGGAGTTCCCCCGTCCGGGGGACGAAGCTAGGTACAAGAGAGATCTCACAGAGATCTCATACAGTATCAGCAAGCTCTCACGAGATGTTGATACACTTGTATTTATCCTTCGCATTCTCGGTGCTACCACTGTCGTGGCCCTTATCGCTGCTTTACTATGGCTCGATGTTCTTTCGATCCATATTGGAGCAGGAATGGTGGGCATTTGATTGCCTGTCATTCTTCTGCGATGAGGACTGACGGTTAGCGAAATAGGCTAGGAAAGTACACCTCTATTTAAGGAGGGGCTTTGAAAAGCCTATTGTTGCTCTGGAATCGGCTTGCGGTTGAATCCGCAAGCTGGGTTAATGCAAGTGCCACCTTCGACTGCAAAACAGTCGAATGTCGTGTCAAACATGAGGGGTTATCGTTTCTTACGATAACCCTACCTAACTTCGGTTCGGACCTCCAAAAAGGTCTGGACCGCGGTTATGTTGATCGCGACCTGTTCCAGGGTTTTTCCTGGTCAGGCGGTCTCCCGAAATTTCTTTCGGGTTTCCTCGATCATGTGTTTGACCGAACTAGTGGTGTCCTGTTGGATACACCCTCTGAGACAGCGATTCTCGCCGTACGTCAACTTACGTTGATGTTTGGCAAGATGAATCTTCCGTGCAGTGATGCACGGGAGAAAGCTGCCTTTGCTGGGTATATCCAATGTGAGAAGGAGATGAGAGAGTTCGATAAGAACGTTTCAGAGGCAGACTTGTCTGCCTTTCGTTCTATGTCATCTCTCTTGTTTCGGGAGGCTTTCACTGACATAGATCGCAAGATCTATGAAGGTGATCTCCGCCCGAAGCACGGCCCAGGTTCCACTGCTGATGGACTTCGCGGTAACGCGAAGTTCAAGCAGAGGACTTGGACCGAACGCCTGGAGAAGTACTTCCCTTCGGGGAAGTTTCTTTTCCCGTCGTGGTCTTCGTACCTCGACAGCGTTGTTCATCTCCTCGAACCCGGCGCTGAGATTCCCGTTAAGGTAATCTCAGTTCCTAAAACGCTGAAAACGCCTAGAATCATCGCTATGGAACCAACTGCTATGCAATATGTACAGCAGGCGGTTCTTCGCGAGGTTCTGGAATCTCTCGGAGGAATTGACTACCTCCGGGAATTCCTCGGCTTCACTGACCAAACTCCTAATCAGAGGATGGCCCGTGAGGGTTCACTGAAAGGTGAACTCGCTACGCTCGATTTGAGCGAAGCATCCGATCGCGTTTCCAATCAGCTCGTACGCGCCCTCGTTCATCGTTGGCCTCACTTTGGTGAAGCCCTCGATGCCACGAGGTCACGGAAGGCTGATGTGCCTGGCTATGGCGTTATACGTCTAGCCAAGTTCGCATCTATGGGTTCAGCTCTGTGTTTCCCTGTGGAGGCGATGGTTTTCCTAACCATCATCTTCCTCGGGATTCAGAAAGAGCTCAGGACGCCCCTTGACCGGCGAATGATTAAATCATTCGTTGGGAAGGTACGTGTCTACGGTGACGATATTATCGTCCCCGTAGAATACGCATTTACCGTCGTTTCCGAACTCGAAAATTTCGGTTTTCGAGTTAACGAAAGCAAGTCCTACTGGAACGGTAAGTTCCGTGAGTCTTGCGGTAAGGACTACTACGCAGGCACTGACGTTAGTATTGTCAGATGTCGGCGGGTATTCCCTACACGACGGCAGGACGCACAGGAGGTCATTTCACTCGTTTCTCTTCGCAACCAGCTATATCACGCTGGGTGGTGGAGTACGGTGGAATGGCTTGATTCGGTAATAGGGAAAGTACTTCCGTACTATCCGTATGTTACCGCGTCGTCACCCGTGCTGGGCAGAGAATCTGTATTTCCGATATCTAATTCGGAGTACAGACCTAGTCCGCACCATGTCCCCCTAGTCAGGGGTTATGTTGTAGACTACCGTATCCCTCGTAATGCTATCGATGGATACGACGCCCTACTCAAGTGGTTCCTCAAGGAAGGCGAGAAGCCTTTCCAAGATAAGAATCATCTTGAGCGTTCTGGACGTCCCCAGTCTGTCTACCTTAAACTGGGGTGGTTCCGCGAGTAAATCTCGCGGAGCTGGCTATAGTTTAGCCAGCAGAGGAGAGCGTGGAGGTCGCAAGACCTCCG